AGCTGCAAGATGTTAAAGACCTATGCGCCATCGTCAAGATGGATCTTATGCCGTGGCAGGAGTTTGTGCTTAAGGACATGCTCACTGTGGACAAGAAAGGCATGTGGGTTCGTAAGACAAACTTGATTCTGGTGGCTCGTCAGAATGGTAAGACACATCTGGCGCGTATGTTAATCCTTGCACACCTGATCAAATGGAACACCAATGTCCTTATTATGAGCTCTAATCGAAGCATGGCACTAGACACCTTCCGACAAGTCACACACCTATTGGAGACCAATGACCACCTTAAAGGATTCGTTAAACAGATCAGACACGCCAACGGAACTGAAAGCATTGAGATGCTATCTGGAGCAAGGCTTGATGTTGTCGCAGCAACTAGAGACGGCTCTCGCGGTCGATCAGTCAATGGATTGCTCTACATCGATGAAGTCCGAGAGATCACAGAAGATGGATTTAGAGCTGCTACTCCTACAACTAGAGCTCACCCAAATTCTCAAACGCTTCTTACCTCTAATGCAGGAGACGCTTTCAGCACTGTACTCAACGACCTACGAGAAAGAGCTATCGACTATCCACCCAAGTCTTTTGGATTTTATGAATACTCAGCTCCGCAATACTGCAAGATAGACGATCGCAATGCATGGGCTTTGGCTAACCCCTCTTTGGGATACACCATCACAGAAGAAGCGATTGAAGAAGCGATTGCTACTTCACCGATTGAGAACACTCGTACTGAGACTCTTTGCCAATGGATCGATTCGCTAAGCAGTCCGTGGCCACATGGAATCTTGGAAGATACATCGGATAACACGCTGGAAATGAGTCCAGGGGCTTATACTGTATTCGGTTTCGATGTCAGTCCTTCACGCAGGAACGGATCATTGGTCGCAGGACAGTTACTCCCAGATGGGAGGATTGGCATCGGAATCTTAGAGACTTACAGCTCTCAGGTTGCTATCGATGAGCTGAAGATGGCAGCAAGTATAAAGGCATGGTGCGACATTTATAAACCACGCCTAGTCTGCTATGACAAGTACGCCACCCAGACAATCGCAGATCGGCTAGGCAATGCTGGAGTTATGGTCGAGGATGTTTCAGGTCAGCAATTCTATAAAGCCTGTGGCGATCTTCTAGAAGGCTTAGTCAATCATCGAGTTATCCATAATGGGCAAGAGGAACTGATCCAGCAGATGAATAACTGCGCAGCTAAGGTGAACGATTCGGCATGGAGAATCATTAAGCGAAAAAGTGCTGGAGATATCTCAGCACCTATTGGCTTGGCTATGGTCGTCAGCAAGTTAATGATCCCTCAACCTAAACCTCAAATCTTTACCTAGACACACCCATATCACATTGTCTAATTGCTTGACAAATGCTATAGTTTCTGTCTATGGGTAGAATCTTGCAGACATTCGGGCTTGAACCTAAGCCACAATTACAGGCTCAGTCCGCACCTCAGGTGCTTGGTGAGTATTCACCTTATGCAATGCCGTTTCAATATGCCTTCATCGGCAGAAGTGAAGCGATCTCTGTTCCAGCACTTATGCGCTGTCGCAATCTATTGTGTGGAACTATCGGAGCAATTCCTTTAGAGCTTTATAAGAAATCTACTAATGAAGAACTTGGCTCACCTGCATGGTTAGAGCAGCCTTCATATTCACAACCACGATCTGTAACTATTGCGTGGACTGTTGATTCACTTCTGTTTTATGGGCAAGCCTTCTGGAAAGTGGTCGAAGTTTATTCCGAGGATGGTCGCCCTTCTCGCTTTGAGTGGATTGCTAATCATCGAGTAACTGCAACACTAGACAGCACGAATACTTTTGTTAGATCTTATGCAGTCGATGGTACTACTTTACCAATGGACGGCTTGGGATCTTTAATCACTTTCCAATCATTAGGCGATGGCATTCTTAACACTGGAGTGCAGACAATTCGCGCAGCTATTGATGTCCAGAAGTCAGCAGCGATTGCAGCAGCCACTCCGATGAGTACTGGTTTCATCCAGAACTCAGGAGCTGATCTACCACCGGCAGAAGTGCAAGGATTATTAGCGGCATGGAAAAGAGCTCGACAGAATAACTCTACTGCTTATTTAACAAGCACTTTAGATTATAAGACTGTTGGCTTCTCTCCTAAAGACATGATGTACAACGAGGCTATTCAGAATCTTGCTACTGAGATTGCGCGCTTATGCAATGTGCCAGCGATCTATGTGTCAGCAGATCAGAACTCAAGTTATACATATCAAAATGTTAATGATGAACGCAAGCAATTCTTAACGCTATCTCTACAGCCATTCATTACTGCGATTGAAGATCGCTTGTCGATGGATGATATTACTGCTCGTGGCAATGTAGTTAAGTTCGATATTGATAAGAACTTCCTGCGCACTGATCCACTGCAAGAACTCGCAGTAATTGAAAAACTCCTAGCCCTTAATCTGGTCACCCAGGAACAGGCTATGGAAATGACAGATCTAACACCTAACGGAAGCAATGGTCTAGAATGAACCAAGTAATCACCTTCTCAGCTGATCTCACAGCAGACTCAGCAAGTCGCACAGTATCAGGCAAGATTGTGCCTCTCAATGTCGAAGCAGGATCTACAAATATGGGCAAGGTAATCTTTGCTTCTGGATCTATTGCTATCGAAGATCCTAAAGCAATCAAGTTGCTAAGTCAGCATGATGCTAAGAAGCCATTAGGTCGCATGGTTTCTTTTAGCGAATCAGATAACTCAATCGATGCAGTCTTTTCTATCAGTCGCTCTCAGCGCGGTACAGAAGCCCTAATCCTTGCAGAAGAAGGATTGCAGTCAGGTTTAAGCATCGGGGCAGAAGTCCTCAAGTCAAAGATCAAGGATGGCGTTACTTATGTATCTGCTGCTCGCTTGGTCGAAGTAAGTTTAGTAACAGAGCCAGCCTTTAAGTCTGCTCAGGTTACTGATATTGCAGCAGAAGAATCTGCTGTAGAAGAAATCACCCAACCAACAGAAAGCGAGACAGCCGTGGAAAACACCACTCCAGCAGTCGAAGCAACACCAGTTGAAGCACCAGCGGTTGAAGCTGCTCGCCCAACTGTTTCAGCAGCATACTTCACAAAGCCACGCATCGAAGTAACAGCAGCTAAGTACGCAGAAAACACAATCCGTGCAGCTCTAGGTGACGACAACGCTCGTCAATACCTACGCGCAGCAGATGACACAACAGATAACGCAGGACTTGTTCCAACTCGTCAGTTGTCAGAAATCATCAACCCACTATCAACAACAATCCGTCCTTCAATCGATGCAATCTCTCGTGGAGTATTGCCAGATGCAGGTATGACTTTCGAGATTCCAAAGATCACAGCAGTTCCAACTGTTGCGATTGAGCCAGAAGGCGATGCGTTCAGCGACACAGATCAGAACGCTGCATTCCTATCTGTATCAGTACAGAAGTATGCAGGACAGCAGACATTCTCTGTTGAATTGCTAGATCGTACATCTCCAGCATTCTTTGATGAGCTAGTCCGCAACATGGCAGCAGCTTACGCAAAGGCAACTAACGCAGCAGTTAATGCAGCACTTATCTCAGGTGCAACAACAGATGCAACAACAGTTGCAACATATCCAACAGCAGCAGAATTGCTAGGAATTGTTGCTCGTGGTTCAGCATCTGTCTATGCAGCAACAGCAGGACTACCTAACCCATTTGCTCGCAACATGGTCGTATCAACAGGACAATGGTCTAACATCATGTCTCTAAACGATGCAGGTCGTCCAATCTACACAGCATCACAGCCAATGAACGCTGGCGGTCAAGTATCACCAACATCACTAACAGGTAATGTTGCAGGACTTAACCTCTATGTAGATCCAACAAATGGTGGAGATGGCGATGGAACAATCCTCATCGTGAACCCAGATGCTTACACATGGTACGAGTCACCAACATACCGCCTACGCGCAGAATCAACAGCTAACGGATCAGTTACAGTTGGTTACTACGGATTCGGTGCTATCGCAACTAAGGTTGGCGCTGGCGCATTCAAGAATAACAAGGCGTAAAAACTCACTAAGTCGCTCTGGGGAGTAGTAGCCCTCTACTCCCCAGAGTCTTGAGAAAGGATCATCATGGCACTTACAACAGTCGCAGAACTCCGTGCAACACTCGGAGTCGGTACTTTGTATCCAGATGCAACCCTTCAAGAGGTATGCGATGCAACAGATGTAGTCCTTCTGCCTATGCTTTGGCAAAACGAGCTTTACAACACGCATCAGAGCCTTACAAACAATGTGGCAACTCTTTACTTTGGTCAAGAGATTTCTAAAGATTTCTATGTAGGACAAAGCATAATTATTACTAAGAATGGCAGTCCTTACAACGGCACTAAGACAATTACTGCCATCGGTTCAGGCTCACTTTCATATGCTGCAACTGGAGCAGATCAAGGCACTCATGCCGTCCAGCCTTTTGGAATTGTTGCAGGAACAGTCACAGACTATGCAACCGACACAGCAGTTCAGCAAGCAGCTTTGATGATATCTGTTGAAATCTGGCAAGCGCGTACAGCCACTCTCTCAGGCAGTAACGCTGTAGATTTCCAGCCAAGCCCTTACCGAATGAGCGCACAGCTTCTCGCTAAGGTGCGAGGATTGATCGCGCACTGCTTATCACCTAACTCTATGGTGGGCTGATGCCTGTTGCCGTCACTACTCTTAGGACTACATTAGCAACGGCTTTAGTCGATAACGCTAAGTGGCAGACTTTTGCTTTTCCACCTGCCACAGTCCTTGCTAATTCTGTAATTGTTTCTCCAGATGATCCTTATCTGACACCTAGCAACAATCAGCACATCACTATTAGCCCAATGGCTAACTTTAAGATTGTTATGACTGTTCCGCTATTTGACAATGAAGGCAACCTTAACGGCATTGAAGATACTGTTTGTAGCGTGTTCGCAAAGCTCGCAGCATCATCTTTGACCTATAATGTAAGCGCGATAAGCGCACCAAGTATTCTCAACGCTGCATCGGGTGACCTACTCAGCTGCGAGATGTCCGTATCAATCCTAACGAGTTGGAGCTAAACATGTCCGAGTGGGAACAAGAAAACGCTGACTTCCTGAAGAAAATCGGGCAAGTAAGCACACCAGCACCAAAGCCAGTAACTACTAAGAAAGACGAGGAATAATCTCATGGCTGTATTTCTAAACAATAAAGTTGGCGTGAAGATTAACACTGTTGATCTTTCTGACCATGTAACATCTATTACTCTTAACCGCACATTCGATGAGCTAGAAGTAACTGCAATGGGCGATACTTCACACAAGTTCGTTAAAGGCTTGGAAGCATCATCTGTAACAATCGACTTCCTAAACGACACAGCCTCAGCGAATGTATTGGCAACACTACAAGCTGCATGGGGTACAACAGTCACATGTGTATTCCTACAGGAAAAGGGAACAGCAGTATCTGCTACTAACCCTCTTTACACAGTGTCATTGCTAGTGAACAACACAACAGACATCAATGGTGCTGTTGGCGATATGTCCACACAGTCGATCACATTTACTGCTAACTCAACAGTTGCAGTCGCCACAACAGGCACATTCTAAACAAACTATAAAGGGGCAAACTCATGGCAAAACTAAAGATAGTTCGTACAGATGGAAGCGTATTGGAAGGCGAGATCACTCCAGCAGTGGAGTACTCATTCGAGCAATACGCTAAAAAGGGCTTCCATAAGGCGTTCCGCGATGAAGAAAAGCAGAGCGATGTCTATTGGTTAGCATGGGAAGTAACACGCAGGTCAGGTGAAACTGTTAAGCCTTTTGGGATTGAGTTTATCGAAACACTTAAGAGTGTTGAGGTATTAGACTCAGACCCTTTAGCTTAAAGCGCGATCTTCCGTTCACCTATCTAATCGCTAGGCTAAGCATTAGATTGGGAATCGCGCCACAGCAGTTATTAGATCTAGACAAGACCATGCTCGATGCATTAGTGCAAGGGCTCAAGGATGAAGCGAAAGAGGTGAGCGATGCCAACAGAGGTAAAAGGCGCGGTCGCCCTTAGAAAAGCTCTGAGAGAGTTCACACCTGATCTTGCTAAAGAAACTCAGAAAGAAATTGCATCAATCCTTAAGCCAATTACTGTTAAGGCTCGCGGATTCATTCCGTCTAGTGCGCCTTTAAGCGGATGGGCTAAGAGTGGCAATGGCACATGGGGCAATCGAGCGTGGTCATCATCTGAGGCTAAGCGTGGGGTTGGTTATAAAACTTCACCATCAAAGCCGAATCGTTCAGGTTTTCGCGCACTTGCTCGCATCGTTAATGCTTCACCATCTGGCTCTATCTATGAGACTGCTGGTCGATTAAATCCACAGGGCAGACCTCAAGCTCCATTGGTTAAGGTCGTAGCACCTAATCACTCTAATTTCGGAAAGACAATCCGATCAGGATCTAAGGGTGAGTCTGTTAGTAATAACCCTAATGCTGGTCAGCAATTTATTGATGCTATGAGTCGCACCTCACCTATTGTCAATGCTTATCAAAGAGAGACAGGACAAGCAGGGCGCGCTTCTCGTAAGATGAAGGGTCGCGCAATCTTTCGTGCATGGGCAGAAGATCAAGGCAAGGCTAACGCAGCAGTTATCAAAGCGATTGAAAAGTCTAAAATCGAATTCGAGAAAAGGACACAGGTGAAATAATGGCAGCAGATGTAAAGATTGATATTGCTGCCGAATTTACTGGCAAGAAGGCTTTTAGACAAGCCGAAACAGCAACAGACAAGATGACCAAGAATGTCAAGAAATTGGCAGGTGCATTGGGTCTGGCTTTTGGTGGTCAGGCAATTCTTGCTTATGGTAAGAAAGCAGTTAGAGCAGCAGCAGAAGATGAGAAGGCGCAGAAGCAATTAGCCCTAGCTCTTAAGAATGTTGGACTGGGTCGAGATGCCGCATCTTCTGAGGATTACATCCAAAGATTACAAAGTGAGTTCGGGATCCTTGATGACAAGTTGAGACCCGCGTATCAGACACTAGCGGTCGCAACACAGAACACTAACGAGGCACAAAGACTTCTCAATCTTTCACTAGATATAAGTGCTGCAACTGGCAAAGATTTAGCATCGGTTACAGGAGCGTTAAGTCGTGCATACCTGGGGAATAACGCTGCCCTATCTCGTCTGGGCGTAGGAATCTCAAAGGCAGATCTTAAAGCTGGCAAGTTCGAAGATATCATTGGGCAACTTGAAACCACATTCGCAGGTGCTGCAACACAGTCTGCTAATACCTTTCAAGGTTCAATCGATAAGTTAGCAGTTGCATCTGCTAATGCTTCTGAAATTATTGGCACAGGTTTAATCGATGCTCTTAAAGGTTTAGGCGAACAAGACTCAGTCGATAACCTAGCAACTGCCATGCAGAATACAGCGATCTACATTGCCGATGTCATTCGTGGTGTTGGAGAACTGACAGAGAAGTTAAAGTCATTGCCCGGGGTTTCTGGATTAAATGTTGGAATGATTCCGATTCTTGGCACTTATCTAGAGATCTTAAGAGGTATGGGTCAAGTCGCTGCGGGAAGCGGTGTAGAGGCACAGGCATTAGCGGATCTAGCCAGACTGCAAGCTGCTTATGTTGTAAAGACTTTAGGGGCTAAGAAGAAACTTACAGCAGAAGAAATAAAAGCATTAAAGGCTGCTAGATTAAAACTCGCTATTGATAAGGCTAACCTTGCTCTCACAAAGGGCGAAGAAGTTTTTGACATGGATAAGATCCAAGTTGCAGCAGCTCTTACTAACCAAGCGGAGCAACTAGGCAAGGCAACAAGCCAAGCGCAACTTCTCCAAATTGCCAATGATACTGCTCGCTTAAATATCAAGCAGTCAATTTCTAATTTAGAAGATGCTATTGCTGCTAAAGATGAGGCAGCCATTACTGCTGCAACCAAGAGACTCAATGAGGATCTAAAAATCTTCAGTACATTAACTGCTCAAAATGTAAAACTTGCAGATATCAAGTCAATCCTAGAAAGTCTCAAGCCAAAGGATCTAATCAATTTAACTAATCTAGATGCAGCACTTGCCAAGATTGCTGAGATGATGCGACTTCTTGGAATGGCTAATGCAGCCAGCAAAGCAACTGTACCGACAAGTGGATCGCTTGGTTCTGGAATCCCAGTCGGAGATTACATCAAACCTATTTCCAAAGAAGTAGCAAAAGAAGGCTCTATTGGGGCTATTCTTGAATATGCAGATGCCGCAACCGAACGCGCTAATGCTCTTGCTCTATTGCAGGAACAGCAGAATTATGCAGACATGCTTGCTCTTATTGAATATCAAAAACTTGTAGGCGATCTTGGTGGCTACAGCCCTGATATGAACCGAGGCAGGGGATATGGCGCAGGTTCAGGTGTCACAAACATCACAGTCAATACTGGAGTCGGTGATCCAGAAGCTATTGCTAGAGCTGTAGAAGATGTGATCCGTCAGTCATATCAGCGAGGCACTAGCTCTACAGGACTTTTGACCCTATGACATGGCTTCCAGAATGGCGCATAACAGTCGGAACGACTGTGTACACCAATGTAACTGGGGTAAGTGTTACTACAGGGCGCATTGATATCGATCGCCAATGCCAAGCGGGTTATGCTCGCATGGACATCATTAACTCGACCAATGCCTTTTTTGACATAGATGTTACAGATTCCCTGACTTTAGAGCTTAAAGATAGCGGTGGTACTTATGTGCCTGTATTCGGTGGCACAGTTTCAGACTTCTCAACCTCAGTCAGAAGCCCAGAAGAATCAGGGTATGTAACTCTTGGCACAATACTTGCAGTCGGTGCTCTGGCTAAACTGCCTAAGGCGATCTACACAGATTCTGTGGCACACAATCTAGATGGCGAGCAGATCGCTATTATCTTAGAGGAACTGCTAGTCAATGAGTGGATTGAAGTAGCACCTGCCCTTCAATGGGTCAATTACAATCCGACTACTACATGGGCTAATGCTGAGAATGTGGGCTTGGGCGAGATCGATGCTGGTCTCTACGAGATGGACAACCTCAGTGCAGCAGATCGCAACACTCAGACTTTAGTCCAGCAGATAGCAGACAGCGCACTCGGAACGCTCTACGAGGACAAGCAGGGTCGCATCTCATATGCAGATGCGGATCATAGAAGCAACTACTTGGCAGCTAATGGCTCAACCCAGTTAGATGGCAACTACGCTTCCCCTGCCAGCGTTAAGTCAATCCTACAGATTGGCAAGATCCGTAACAGCGAGATCGTGCGCTATGGCAATGACTACGGCAGCACATACTCAGCCACAGACGATGCTTCTATCACCGCCTATGGTCGCTACCAAAGAACATTCGATTCCAACATCCGCTTTCTGGCAGACATTGAGGACATCATCGAGCGCGATCTAGCACTGCGCTCAACGCCTAGAACACAGCTCGATCAGATTACTTTCAGACTTGACAATCCTCTTATGCCAGATGCCCTTAGAAACGACCTAATTAACCTATTCTTTGGCGAGCCAGTAGTTATCACTAACCTACCCTTCAACATGTTCGAGGGGTACTTCTCAGGCTTTGTAGAGGGTATCTCACTAAGAGCCACTGCATCTTTTGTGGATGCGACTATCTATGTCTCACCTACAGACTTCTCACTTATAGCCCCGACATGGGCAACAGTAATTCCAACTAACACCATCTGGAGTGGCGTAAATGGTACACTACAGTGGTCTAAAGCGATCGGAGCTCTAACCTAATGGCAACAACAACCCCTAATTTTGGTTGGGCAGTACCAACCAGTACTGACCTAGTCAAGGATGGCGCAGTAGCCATTGAGACTCTAGGTGATTCCATTGATGCTTCTCTGGTCGATCTAAAGGGTGGCACTACTGGTCAAGTCCTCACAAAGGCATCTGGAACAGACATGGACTTCTCATGGACAGCTGTAGATCCTTTAATCATTCTAGATGCTAAAGGCGATCTTATTACAGCAACGGCAGCAGACACACCTGCTCGCCTTGCCGTAGGTACTAATGGTCAAGTGCTTACAGCTGACTCGACTGCTGCGACTGGTCTAAAGTGGGCAACTGCATCATCAACACCAACTAACATGGGTTTAGTGTGCGTTAAGGCTCGCACTACTTTTAGTGCGGTTGCATCTATTACTTGCGACAGCGTATTTACAAGCACTTATCAGAATTATTTGGTTTTGGCTGATTACACAAGCACGGCAGGTGCAAATGTTAATTTGGTTTTAAGAACTGGTGGCGTATCTGCAACTGGAGCAAACTACAGTTATCAAAGTATTCAAGGTAACGGAACATCAATAACAGGTGCTCGTGTTACAAATAACACAGGATTTGAGGCGGGTGCAAGTAATGGATCCGATTCATCAAGCACAATTATTACTCTATTTAAGCCACAGGTTGCAGCTGGAACTAACATTCAGGCTTCATACAATTACAGCGGTGGCAATTTTGCCACGCCTGTTAATGCTGAAATTAAAGGAAGTCACTCACTAGCAACATCTTATGATGGTTTTGCACTTTCAATCGGTTCGGGAACATTTACAGGTTCATACACAGTCTATGGATACGGAGTAACAGTATGACATTTCTAATCAATGACAATGGTGTAGATCGTCCAATGACAGATTCAGAGATTGCAGAACTCAAAGAACTACAGGCTGCTGCTGCGATCCAGTTAAAAGCAAAGCAAGATGCAGAAGCTGCAAAAGAAACTGCCAAGTCAAAGTTGGAAGCACTAGGTCTAACGATTGATGATCTTAAGGCACTTGGATTATAAGTGAAGGTCAAACTTTCTAAAGCTGCTATTCAATTAAGAGAGCAGATTGATGACTCGTTCCCAGATCGTGACCGCACATCGGATGGTTGGATCGGTGATACCCGACACGCTGCTCGCAAGTCAGATCATAATCCTGATGAGCAGGGCTGGGTTCGTGCCA